GTCAAAAGGAAGTAGACGAGCGTTGGTGCCTGACATATACCCATACCCGGCACCTGGGTTAATGGAGGTAGAAACGTCCGAATGCCACACTTGCGTGGCAGTGGTAGCACCATTAAAATTGGTCGCCACAACGGACTTATAGTAGGGAAAGCTCATAGGGTTTGAAATAGAGTTCTGCATAACCGTAGCATAAACTCCTTCAGCAGCACCCCACGAGACCGTTCCCTTGAGCAGATTGGCCAAAGCCACCGTAGCGGGTGGTTGACGGATAGGCTGATAAGTGTCGATGAACACAGCGGCATTAGAGGTGGTAAGCGACGTGGTGGAAATTTCACTGCCAGTCTGAGGCATGCGGTAAGAAGTCACCGCACCTTGCTTGTACATCTCTGCTGTGGTGTTGACTACTTCATAACCAATGCCGATGATACGCGAACACCCCGCAGTGGCGGCACCAACGTTGATGGACTGCATAGCCAAGGTGGCATTAGCAGGCGCAACAGGAATCAGTGTGGATCCGCTCGCGTTAGAATAGATGTTCAGCATCGAAAAAGGCACAGGGACAGAAGCACCCGCCGGTTCAACCATCGCAGCACCGGTGTGTGTGGCCAACACACCTGTCCCAGATACGGCAGCAGGAAGGGAGAAAATATGAGCATCCCAATTTCCGGCTACACCAGCTGGGGCAGTCAAGTCTATCTGGTACTTGGTGCACGATACGAGAGTCTGGCTACCATCAGCATCAGGATAACCAGCTGCTGTATGGTTCAGATCATGAAAAGGGTCCAGAGCCAAGGTCAACCAGTCCGCACCGTCCTTCGTAATCCCACCGGTCTTAACCAGCTGGGACATGAAGTCTTTCTTATTAGTATATTTCAACATGAGTTCTCAAAGAGCAGTCAATCAATGTTGTTGTTTGTATGGGATACAGTAACTTCTGGACTGTACATCAACTGGGCTAGTGGCCGTGCAGTCTCTCGGCGTTTTATTAGCACGGAATTATTAAGGAACAAGCCACCGTTTTGGCCAGAATTAACCCCAGTTGACCCCATCACCTATCTACAGCGAGGCTAGCTGACAAGTTTCAGTGCATTTAGGCACGGAGGATGCGTACTGCCTCACGGGGGATTACGGTACCCAACCCTAACGTTTAATGACATTGCGGTCACATAGTTTGTCGACATTGCGGTCAGAATTAGTTTAAGGACAATTGCGGTCCAACAATTTATAGCGCCGACAACAACAAAATGTCATCACGTACAAAAGAGCTTGCAAACAACCTACAATTGTCATAATTGCTGTCAAACAGAAGATCAACTAGAGAGTCGTTCAACGGCATTCCATCCCAATTGGCAATCAACTTCTCTAGAGCCAACTGCAAGGGAACAGGGACGCAAAATAACGAATCAAAGTCAATTCTGGCTTGCATGGATGGGCCACTTTCTAATTTCATGCGAATCTCATCCATGTGGCTCTTTACCCAAACAGATAGTTCATGCGCCCAAAAGCCTTCATCAAATATGGGATTCACATCCTCGGTCAGCTCAAGCACACGGCGAGCCAACACGGACGTGATAGGACAATTAGGTGCCTCATATGCCAAGGACAATGCCTTGGCACGTAGTAAACCCTTACGGATGCGAACAGACGACTTCCGATGGGAAGAAAAGGACCAGCCGAATTTCAACAACGTCTTCCTAGGACACTTTAGTAACGCCATGTCTTCTGACATAACCAAACCACAAAAACTGGATTGGAGCAACTCAGCATGGACCAAAATCTTAATGTCAAAACCCAAAGAGGAGAAGTCAGTGACGTCTAAAGCCACAGACGAATAAAATAACGCATCGTCGCCTTCTATGACGCCAACGGCAAAACCCCCTTTGTCATGGGCTGCAAACTGCATTAACATAAGGTTACTGAAACCGTTGCCCAATGATGTGCACATTTCGCCAGACATACGCCGACCCTGAACCCTGATGATGAACGTCTTATAATTGCAGCAGTTGACCCCACACATTGTCATCCTAATGTTGTCATAGACTGAAGGGAAATTCTTTAACATGTGCTCATACAACTGCATCTCAATGGCCAGCATAATTTCAGGAATGAAGTGCTTTTCAAACTGAGAATAATCAGTTTCATAGTAGGGTCCAGGATAACCACCCAACATGTTTGTGATAAACGCGGGGCGCATGTGGACAGGGATGTGTTTTATGAACGGGCGGTAACCACTGGTCGCATCACCCGGGAGAAGAACTCCGTCCACAAAACAGGGCTGAGCATACATTACATCCTCCATCAGCTTAAAATACGGCCCACAGTAGCACTTGTAAGCATCACTACGAGAATTTATGCCGCGCGCCGGCTTAGCATCGGCGTACGATTCGCGTTTTGCAAATCCACTCACGTCAAAGTCTTTCTCGTGGAGGTAGTCACATTCATCCCAACAACGCTGTAGCTCCGTTTTCCGGGCATCAGAGTAATTGTGGGTGTGCTTCAGCCAAGTCGAAACGGAAACGTCTGCATCAGCTGGGATAGGCTCAAAATTGTCTTGCACATATTGAGCCACATACTTCCTCAACCGGCGCAGTTTCGACCTAGAATAAGGCGGACATTTCCTACAAAACCGGCGCAGACACCCTTGCAAGACCGTGGGCCCATGATTAAAGTCCGGCACCATGGCCACTAAAGACTCCAATGTAAAGCCCAAAGAGGACATAACGTCAACGCGATCTACAGCCACAAAGTGGTTGGGCAACAATCTTATGCGAGCTTCGTGAGCTCCCACAGGGGGCAGTGGGAAGTCACCTTCACGGTAACCGGCTGCAAACCGCATTGGAATCACAACGATATTATAACGGCGAACTGCATAAACAACCGCACCACCCAACGCCAACACCGTCGCAACCACGGTCAAAACAAGAGGGTCAAGAGAACCGACA